GGTGATAACGGCATCGGTTGGGGTGCCGGCGGCGGGGGCGCGGCCATCGACAGCTACCCCGGCTCCCAATCTGGCGGCGATGGTCGCCAAGGATGTGTCGTGATCCTTGAATTTGCAGGAGAACCAGCATGACTGAAATGAAACGGTACGCCGAGGTAGTCGACAATGTTGTGACCCGCATCCTCATGTACGAGGTCGGTCGCCAACCCAAACACCTCGTCGAAGCCACTGATGGCGCAGAAGTTGGTGGGACCTACGACGGTTCCACCTTCACCCCAAAGCCTCTGTACGCTTCACAGAGCGAACGTGATGAGGCTCTCAAGGGTAAGGTCAACAACCACCGCGACCTCCTGATACAGGAGGGCCTGACGGTTTCTCTGACGGGCTACGGGGACGTTCCAGTGATGGGACGCCCTGAGGACAGGGCGAACATTCTTGCTCTGTCTGACACGGCGCAAGACATGGCCGCTGCGAACAAGACCTCAGCGAAAATCCCGTTCAGGGGGGCAGATAACACCATCCACCAACTTACCCCGTCTCAGGTACAAGAGCTCGCCCGGAAGGTCAAGGAGCACGCCCAAGCGGTCTACTCGGCGTCGTGGGATCTTAAGGACAACCCTCCGATCCCTGACGACTACGCAGACCCCAAGTACTGGCCGGCCAAGTAACCACCAGAAAGGAATAACCATGAAAAAAGTCCTCGCGGCAATCGCGGGGGCCATTGCTGCGTTGTTTGCCACACAGAACCGGCAAAAGCGTGGCAAGCCCACCCGCATCTCCGACCTGTCCCTGATCAAACGCTTCGAAGGTCTCCGCCTCAAGGCGTACAAGCCGACCAAACGCGATGTATGGACCATCGGCTGGGGGCACACCGAAACGGCCCAGCCCGGTATGGAGATCACCAAGCGGAAAGCTGAGAAGCTCCTCAGGCAGGACCTCAAGTGGGTCCGCAGGGCGATCAAGGAGCTTGTCGATGTACCGCTCTCACAACCGCAGTACGACGCTCTGGCCTCGTTCATCTTCAACGTCGGGCGCACCAACTTCGCCTCTTCCACTCTCCTCGAGAAGCTGAACGCTGGGGACTACCACGGCGCAGCCAACGAGTTCCGCAAGTGGAAGTACCAAGACGGCGTGGTGCTCAAAGGTCTGGTTCGCCGTCGTGAAGAAGAGCGCAACCTATTCCTAAAAGGGACGCAATGACCCAGCGCAAGACATATAAAAGGGAAGTCGCCGCCGTGCTCCTCCTGTACTACTTCGGGATGCTCACGGCTTCAATCTGGTACCCGGACGCATCCGAGGCGGCTGAGAGCGTCAAAATCCCCGCGTTCACATTCGCCACGGGCGCGTTTGCTCTCGATGCAGCATCGAAGCAGTTCAGCCGTGGTGACGATCATCTGAGCAGAGTAAGGAAGGGGGTGTAAACCGCCATGCTTGCACTTCTGAAAACCAAAGCGAAGGCGTTGATCCTCCCCATCGTAACTGCCGTTGGCTTCCTCATGGTCTACCTCTGGGGCCGTGACGACGAGCAGGACGAGCATCAACTTGAAGCACTCGAGCAGTACAAGGAGACACGCGATGAGATCGACGCTGTTGATGGTCTCGATGATCCTGATGAGCGTCTTGACCGGATGCGAGACAACGAGCTCATCCGCTGAAGCCATCTGTTCCATCAAAACCCCAACATTCACCGCCGAGGAGTTCCGAGAGCTATCCGACCGCACACAGGGTGCGGTGGATACGTTCTTCGAGAGGTACCTCCGGGGGTGCGAGAAAGGACAATAGACGATGATCACATTCGTCAAGGACAGCACACTTGCAGGCCTTACGTCGGAAGTTCGCCACCCGGGCGAGTACTGGCGAGGCCGGAAACGCCTCTTCCAAGTAGAGGAGAGCGCCGCCGGCAACATCACCCTAGAAGGACGCATGGACCAAAGCATGCCGTGGGAGGTGATCACCACGATCTCCAACCAAGGGTACGAGCTCGTGGACGTATTCCCTGAAATGCGCGTCGTGACTGACTCCAACACCGGGAACATCTCGGTGGTTCTCGACGCCTCGGAGAATGACATCCTCTGAGAGGAAAAACCCTGATCCCCGTGAGAGCCAATGTCCGGCCTGTGTGTCGGCGGTAGGCTCTCTCGGGCATGTCATGGTCTAATCGCAAGAGATACGCCACAGCAAGCGCACAGAAGGGCACAGGGACATTCCAAATGGCAGAGAAGGGACACATCCCCGACACTCCGTTCCATCGGAAGATCAGAAAGGACTTCAGGACGTTCCTATACTACGTCCACAAGCACCTCGGGATGGAAGACCCAACACCTCTCCAACTGGACATCGCGTATTGCCTCCAATACGGTTCCAAAAGGTTCGTGATCGAGGCTTTCAGGGGGGTCGGCAAGTCCCACATCACCGCTGCATACGTCGTGTGGCGACTTCTGAGGGACGCACAGGCCAAAATACTGGTCGTATCGGCCTCGAAAGACCGCGCAGACGCGTTCTCGACGTTCACACAACGCCTGATCTGGGAAATGGAGGGCCTCGAGTACCTCATTCCGACCCCCGAACAGCGTCAATCGAAGATTTCGTTCGATGTGAAGCCTGCAAAGGCCGATCAGAGCGCCTCGGTGAAGTCCGTGGGCATCACTGGGCAGCTTACAGGCTCCCGCGCGGACCTGATCATTGCCGATGACATCGAGGTTCTGAACAATGCGTTCACTCAAGCGGCCCGCGACAAGCTAGCAGAGGCCATCAAGGAGTTCGACGCCATCCTCAAACCTCTCCCCGAGAGCCGGATCGTGTTCCTCGGGACCCCTCAGACGGAGGACAGCCTCTACACGAAGCTGCCTGACAGGGGGTTCGAGATCAGGGTATGGCCTGCGAGGTACCCGTCGAAGGACCTCAAGGAGGTCTATGGCGGCACACTGGCACCGTATGTCGAGAACTTGGACATCAAGGAAGGCGAACCGACCGACCCGAAGAGGTTCAACAACGATGACCTGGTCGAACGCGAGGCCTCGTACGGAAAGGCCGGCTTCGCCATGCAGTTCATGCTGTCCACACAGCTTTCTGACATGGAGCGGTTCCCGTTGAAGGTCCGCGATCTGGTCGTCATGCCCATCGACCTCGAGAGCGCACCCCTGAGACTGCAATGGGGTCCGCTCGAGGATCGGGCCCACAAGGAAATCCCCAACGTCGCCATGCGTGGTGACCAGATGTACCCGCCCATGAACGTCGGGGACATCACCGGCGAGTACACCGGCACGGTGCTCGCCATTGACCCGTCAGGGCGCGGCGCCGACGAAACCGGGTACTCCGTCGTGAAGATGATCAACGGCTACCTCTATGTGCCGGCCTGCGGGGGACTGCCCGGGGGTTACGACGACACGACGCTCATGGAGCTGGCCCAGTTGGCCAAGAAGTACAAGGTCAACGAGGTAGTTGTGGAGAGCAACTTCGGTGACGGCATGTTCACCAGCATGATCAAGCCTGTCCTGAGCAAGGTCCATCCGTGCAAGGTCGAGGAGGTCCGACACTCCAAGCAGAAGGAGGTCAGGATCATCGACACGCTCGAGCCGGTGATGATGAACCACAAGCTGGTGATCGACCCCAAGGTGATCGAGGAGGACTACAGGACCACCCAGAAGTACGAACAGGTGGTTCGCCAGTCCAAGATGCTCATTTACCAGATGACCCGCATCACCCAAGAGCGTGGGTGCCTCCGCCACGACGACAGGCTGGACGCACTCGCCATCGGCGTCGGGTACTGGGTTGAACAGATGGCCCGGGACGAAGAGACAGGGGAGAATATGTACAAGGAAGAGATGCTGGATCAGGAGCTCAACCACTTCATGGAGACTGCCCTCGAGCGAGGGATCAACCAAACTGACAGTTGGGTAGACAACCTCAGACACGAGGGTATGGAAGTCCTCTAGAGGAGGGGTGTGCACCCCCTTGAAGGGGGGTTATAGGAACCCAGCGAAATCAAGGACTTATATTTAGGGTCCCCTACTCGAGACACACTCTCCGTCCGGTTTCCCCATCCCCCTAACCAGAGTTAAGTACTGTGAGTAAGTCCCTGAGTATATCCTCGGGGTCTACCCCGGGGTTCTACCCCGAGGTGCCCCGAGACTAAACGATAGGATCGTCGGTGAGACCAGTGCCCGGTTAGGTGGGAGGCGGTGGCCTCCCTTACCCAAGGTGGTCCCGACACTCCTCCTCTACACTCAACCACCCAAGACACGAAACACAAGGAAAGGAGATAGGGCATGGCTCTATTCCCAAAGGGTACTTTCGGGGGGTCGTCCCTCGGGGGCATCCGCAAGAACAAACGCAAGACCCTCCCGAAGTCATCATTCAGCAACGGTGGTCGATCCTTGGGCAATGTCCCGAGCACGTCCTCTGGGCGGAACAAAAAGCCGTCTTGGACACGGATCTCCGGTAGCAACAGGAACAAGTCACCCGGGGGTGGGAAC